GGTAATCCTGGTGGGCAAATAGATTTTGATGTCGAAGCCGAAGATTCTGGAGGAAGCCCGCTTAACACGTCTTGCTTTATTTCCATAGCGATGACCTCAAGACCTAGTGGCGGTGGTTATGATACCTGGAAAATTTCAGGAGCAGTTAATACCGGAGGATCTTCCCAAATAGACGAACTTTATGGTGAAAATTTAAGCGAAAGTTGCTATCAAGAATATAGCACGTTTGTTCGTGATGCCCCACCACTTGGTGGAAATAAATATCTAGACTGGTCTAGCGCCACAGCTACTGTACGCATACCCTAAGTTACTCAATAAGGACATATAAAATGAGCAAAATTATTAAAACTATCAACGAAGCCCTCAATAAACTTTACCACAACCCATTGTTGATTCTCTCAGCAGTTGAAGCTTATGGCAAGTGGTTTATTGCTGGCTGTCCAACTAGATCTGAGGAAGAAATTCACGACATTTTCCACAACAAGTGTGGGTCTTGCGAGCACTTTAATAGATTCCATCAAGACGAAGGCGAGTGTAATCTTTGTGGGTGCTATTTAAAGGACCGCAAGAACTTGCTAGAGCTTAACAAGATTCAATTCAAAACAGAGAAATGCCCGGATGGCGTTTGGAGCTAGTCTTGCCAGTAATAATACTCCGGCGAGTTTGATTTAGTTAACCGTAATTCATCCTCTAAGAAGGCCTCAAGCCATTCTCTAACTAGTCCTGAGTACCTAATATCGCTGTCTATTTGTTCTACTATATCCTTTCTAGGTATAGAGAAGTTCCCCTTTTTAGCGTGCTTAATCAGAAATTCTTTGAGAGGGGCTTTAGATAGTTCAAATTTTTGCTTGATTTCTTCGTTTCGGTCATGTACTGCTTTGTTGGCTAGGTTTTGAAGCATATCTTTAAACATATTAGTTCTCCTTGATAGGCATTGAGGATGGCGGTACAATTCCAATGCTAGCGCCCCCAATAGATTCAAGCGATAGAGAACCAGAGCCTTTGGTTCCACTGGAGCCTGAGCCTTGACCCATGCCGCCCTGGCCTTGACCAGCTCCCTCGCCACCAGGTGACCCCTCAGCACCAGAGCCGTTGCCTCCTTGTGCCTTTTCGAGGCTCATTTTGAACGGCTTGCCTTTGGTGGCTTCTTTGCCTTTTTGGGCAGCTTTGTGAATCTGTCTATTGTAGGCAATTTTAACACTTGTTGGATAGATCCTGGTTGAGTCGATATCTTTCATCCAAAGATAGATAAAGCCATTTGGTTCATCAACCACCGACGAAACATGGATAAACTCTATCGGAAGTTCTGACACCTCTCTTGGAGAACCCTTATACTTTGAAATTCTGCCAAAGATGACCAAGCTGGCAGACACAAGCGCAACGATAAAGAACGCCTTGACGACCCAGTGACTACGTCCATCGATAAGCATCCACGCAACAGCACTGAGAACGACTAGTGCAGCTAAAAACTCGGTCATAGTTGGCTCCTTACAAAGTAAATCGGGAGAGAGTCATCAACGCTCAGAACAGAACCGTCTGAGTCAATCGTAACTCTGCAAATGTGTTCCTCTTGCCCTGTATCAATAGTAAGCTGCTTTGAGTAAAGCAACCTCTTGGGATTATTCTTGTAGATTTCGACAGTGACATTCGTTGGGTTAGTTCTGATTGAGTAACCATCAATGTTAAACGCATACTCAGCAGCATGAATAGATGTAATATTTAGATTTTCTACTGCTTGAGTTACCGGTTTTCCATCGACACTTCCGTAGGTTAAAGAAGTATGGTCGTTTGTCAGTTGAAGATTACCAACTTCTCGTCGCTTGAACCCACAGATACTATCTGGATCATTCGTAATCATAGCCCAGCAATCTACATCTGAGCTAGGTTCGTCCCAGGTTACTCTCATAGTAAAGTGTGCTGTTGGCTCAAGAGTTGGTTTCGATTCTTCAGCTGGATTAATCAGAAGCATCGCAAAGACCCACTGCTGCATCACAATAAGCAGCAACACCAAAAAGAGGTCCAGCATGGCGATTGGTACGTTTTTCATGATTTGGATTCTCCGGTGTCTCTGAGAACTAGAGTATAGAGCCCCAAAGCCAAGCTGGATATAATCCCACACATTGTAGTATTTAGAGCTGTTGCCAAGCCGGAGGACATTTGTTCCATCATAGATAGTACCGCCTGCTTGTCCGATGGGTCCAAGTTGCCAGAGTTAATCTGAGCAAACATCATAACCAAACCAATGATAGTTCCGAGGAGTCCCATGCTTTGAGACATTCCACCAATTTGATCAATGCGCTTGAAGTGCATCGCGTTGTTCCAAGATTGAATTCCAGCGATAACCATTCCAAAAACAAACAAACCCAAAATAACATAACAAATTCGACTTACGTCGTTGTTCGCCATTTCTGAAAGAATGCCAGTCTGAGACTCAACCCCAATGAAAGATGTAACATAAACGCTACTAATCAACAACCACGACAGAAACTTCTTTTTAGAAGACATAAACTCCCTCTACTTTCTGTATTTTTCTGGGACTTCACTGTTTTGAAATTCATTAAGAAGAGACAAAAACGCGCTTGCGATTTCTGGGCTGACGCTGCCATCTCGCAAAACTTTTTCCGCCGGTCCTCCGAGCTTGTCGAGGGAGAGTTGCTCATTGGCATCAAGTCGTTTAAGCAAATTTAGAATAGATTTAATCTTAGTTTCACTAACTGTGTTAGCGCTAGAGATTAGATTCTTGCAATCTTCAGGTTTGATTGTCCCAAAGATTTCTTCGGCGCAATGCGTATTTAAGAAAAGAGCTTGTTTGATTGCTCGGCCCAGGGCTCGTGTATGAGCAGTAGCTGCTGCATGAGCGCCAAATGGCATTTCCGTGTTGGAGCGCCCAGCGTCTGCAACCCCTTGAGCTGCCATAATCGCAGGGGCATTTTCGAATTCATTAAGAATCGTGTCCCTAGTTTGGATTTTAACGTCAACCATTACAGTTGCCGAAATATCCTGCTCAGTGGCTGCTTTAATAACTGAAGTTTCATAGGTAATATCCCCGATAACGCGCTGGGTAGCTCGCAATAGACCCATGGCTTTAGGTAGAATTTTACCATCCTTATCAAAGCCCTCGTCGTCTTCAAGCTGCTCGATGAACCAGTCTTGCCATTCGTTAGATGCAAACTTAATCAAGTCTTTTTTGGCTTTAGCTCTAGCCATAGTCAATTCTCCAAAAAGAAATCAATTGTATTGTGCCCACCCATACCCCGCTTGGCTTGTAGCCTAGCTTCTCCAAAAAACACCGCTTTTAGCGTAACGCAAAGATATTTAATGAGTGCGAATCATCAATAAATTTGCGCTTGGCGTCTCGCACGCTTGATTCGAAATAAACCCGCCCCGCAGGGCTAACAGTTTAGATTTAACAAGCAACGCCAAAGCCTGCGGTGTATCAAATAAATCCGTCTTCCTCCAAGTCTGCTTCGTTGACTGTTTCGCAGGTGCCCCCTCCACAGCATCCTTCTACATTTTTCTCCAGATACTCTTTCAATTCTGAAAGATCAATCGTTTCTTCTTCTGTGATTTCCATATCGCTTTCAATATAAGCTTCAATACAATAGTGCATTGATTGCGCGGCTTCCAGCTTAACAAAAAGTGCAAACACGTCTTCTACCATTTCTGTGTGATCAGGAATGCTTTTCGGATAGTCAAGCATCGCTTCGATGTTGGCGCGACAACACTTTACTTCGGCCTCAGCTTTTGCCGCTAGGGCATCTAGAATCAAATCTTTACTAGACATTTTGCTCTTTCAGAAAGTCGTTCCATGGTTTAAAAGTTTTACAAAAAGGTGGCTCAACATCACCAAGTACATTAGCTTCCGATAAAGCCTCCGCTGTATCAGCCGCCCTATATATCTTAGCCATTTCCGGTCTCCACATCAAGTATAAATTCTCTTGATTTGGAAAAGTTTTTCTGGCAAACTTATAAGTAAAAGGACAAGTACAAATTAGCTTACCGTTAAAAATGGACAAAGACTGGGCGTGAAAAGTTGGATGTTCCCAATGGGCAAAGACATCCGTATTAAAGAATATCTTGCATTTTCCTGCTGGGATAGCCTGCACAAGATTGATAAGTTTTTCATCTTGGAGGTCGTGAGAGTTAATGTAGATTCCTAACACAGTTCTAACCTTTCTGCAAGCGCCTTGTACGATTTAAGAGTTGTTTCACCGCTGAAATGCTTGAATATGTTTTCCATGGTTGCGCTGTTGGTCACAAAACCCTTAGCCGAGAGAGCCATTTCGATAGCTTCTGCCGCTGTGCTATATCCAATATAGTTTTCTACATCTTTGTAAGGACCAGTCGCGATATCGTACTCATACTCTTCTTCCGACTGCTCGGATGAATAGAATAAAACAACATTTTCTAGATTAAACTTCTTCGAGGGGCTAAACGCTACATCGTCAATGTATTCCATATTGTCGATTTGCACTTCCTCGAAGCGGCTTGACGCAAATGGCTTAGGCGCGTTAATGCATATCCATCGGCACGCCTTGCCAAAGTGCGAGACCATATTCTTTGGAACTTCGCTTGGATTATCCAGGAGAATTACGTCTGCTTTTTCTGGATTATTCAGATCCAGCATCTTTACTTGGTTTGATAAAGCGAGCCTGTTTCCAAGCCCAATCAGCACCGGATGTTGCGCAGTCTGTAATAAAATCGTACTCATAGTAAAGGTTTTCCTCAGACATAATTTTTTGTTTAATTTCTTCCAGAGACAATCCTGGCAAAGCTTTAAACAGAGATACGGGCCAGATTCCATCAATGAGACCGTAACGCCACTCCAAGTCGTTTACTTGTCGGTCCATCCACCAGAACAGGTCCTTATATGGGTCTTCGCCTGGATTCAAAAACCAAACATACTTGTTTTTTTCGTTTCGCAAGATTTCTAGCTTGGGATCAATATCATCTTGCATCAACCTGATTGAACAATAAGATGGTCGAGTTTTGATTTTATCCATCATAGAGTAGAACTTGTCTACGTCTGTAGTATAGGCCAAAATTTGCTTAGGCATCAGTCGAGCCCCAACAAAAGCATCAAAGATGCGGTCAGCGTTATTTTCCTTGAGAGAAAAGGCTACCGTGTAACTTGGGGTAACTTCCTTGCGTACTTGTTTGCGTGCTGCTGACTGAAGCCATCCGTCTTCTCTTTTGTAATGGCATCGTCTGCGCAAATTCCAATGGCCATCCCCAAGGTGCTCGTCACATTCCATAAGCGGACGAACCTTGCAACCAATTTGATATGGGCTTTCGGGGTCCCAATCAGCAAAAACACAGTTTACGCAGCTTGTTTGATATTCTTGACTTTTGGCCATATTAATCTTTCATCCAATCTTTTTCTTCTAGTGGAACTAAGCCTAAACGAATAGCTTCCATATGCTTCAGTTTGCCTTCGGCGTCACGAACTCTATTTGTTATTTCCTCAGATTTTCTATCATGAATGTAAGAATCTTGTAAGATTTGCAAACTAACGTAAGGATGTATGTTCCCGCACGCTGCAAAGCTAGCCGTGCTCATTAATTCATATGGGTGGTTTTGGTCAAATCGTCTTTGAGGTTGATCCCAAAGGTTTTCTAATTCTACCTCATTGATGAACTTAAGCCAATCTCTTTCAAACTTTTCCATAGTGTAGTAATGTTCGACAGCAGTGGGTCGATTTTTCATCGCTTCCACCATTGCTTCTTGGTCGATTGAAGCCCTTAATGTTGAAATGATTGGTTCATACAAAAGAGAGGCTGGCTTAACCGGAAGACCTTTTGTGTTTCGACAAACCTCAGCCATTGCTGTATGGTCAACACAGATGTTTGGAGTCCCGTGGGCAGCCGCTTCAGCAATCGGAATGCCAAATCCTTCGCAATTTGCTGCCTGAACATAACAATCCATGGCTCCATAAATCGTAGCCATAGACTCAATAACGGTCGACTCGGCGTTACATGCATTGTATATTTTATCATTTGCATGAATTCTCACATGCTGAAACGGTCGAGCAATTATGTTTTGCGTATCCTTTTCTTTGTAGGAAAACAAGATTCTATGAGCGTAGTCCGAGTTTACTAGGAGGCTAGGTAAATCCCAAGAGCTGACATCAACCAAACCAGTATGCAAAAACAAATAAGAATCACGATTTGTGGATGCAAGATATCGTTCGAAGGCATTAATTAACTCCAGGATTCTTTTTCGTGGCTGGTTTCTGCCCACCCAGCCAAAAACTTCTGCCTCCATGGGAATGCCCAAAGCTCTTCGGCAAGCAGCTTTGTCTGTATGCACCTGATTAAACCCCGGCGCGATTGGCTCAAGGGTTTCAATGCCAACTTTGGCCAATTCATCTTTAGCAAAATGGGTAAATGGAATAACATAATCTGCTGCATGATGCACGGAAGTCAAATGCGCATTAACCGGACCAGAATCCAAAGGTACATAAAGCACAGTTTTGTAAAAATCTGACAATGGCGAAAACACCATCGTGTCTACGTCCCACGGATCACAGAACATAATAACGAGGTTCGGCTTATAGTGCAAACATAAGTCGTGCCATCTGCCGCCGCCCTGCTTGTGCTTGGGGTTTCTTCCGTAAGCCGCATACTCTTCAGAGTTTCTATCTGTTGGAACAACTGGATAGTATTTCCATGGAACCAACTGCTTGTTTCGTTGCGCTCCAGCAAATCCGAACTCTGCTATATTATAGCCTTCGCCCCACAATAGATCAAGCAATTGTCTTTTAGCTACAGCAAATCCTGTCTTTTTTGTTGAGGAGTCGCCAATCACAAGTATTTTTGAGTCTTTAGGACTTAGCATTTCTATCTTCTCTAAATTCGAGTTCAAATTCTTTAATAGCCTTATTCATATGAGTGGTGGTTTTTTTATACCTCTCATTAAATCTTGCAAGACAATCGTCACAAACAAAGCAACTATTGCTACTATTATGCCAAAATAAATCTTTTTTTATATACTCACAGCATTTTTCGCAAACGTCTTTTTCGCAGTATTCGCACTCTCTGTAAAAGTTTTTATCACAGTTACATAAGTCGCAATTGTACACGTAAATATTTCCAGGGCTCGTTTCTAGAGGCTTTCTAGACATCTTCTATCTCCTCGATTACTAGGCCCCATTGCTCGTTGTAGAAATTCATTCTGGCTTTGAATAAAAGCGGCTGGCCGACATTAGATTCAATCGTATGCTTACACAATTCCCAAGCCCTAGGAAATATAACCGCATCACTGACCCAATCTAAACTGTAAACAGTTATTCGAGCCATAGGTTCTTGTTTTTTCTTGGTGTAAATTTCTTTAAAGTCCCTGAGAACCGCGCTCAACAGGAATTGATCTTTTAGGGGGACAGAATGATGCTTAACATCAATCAACTCTTTGTAATTCCCATCCCAATAACGAGTCAAAGCCTCATCAAAAGTAAATGAGCGCCCAAGTGTTTCCTTTTCCCAGTCAATAATCTTTTGAGGGGTGTCTTTTGGCTGTCGGATTGGATTCACGAGGAGATTCTCAAGTTCCTTTAATTTTTTTAGCGACACTTTATTATAGCACAGCTTGCTCTTGGTGGACGGCCCAATTTCTATAATTTTTTGAATTCCCTTAAGAACGTCAGATTCTTCTACACAAACTTCTTTTTGCTGCACATTTAGCTTGGAGTAAGCCGCATAGTCTGCCAACATTTTAGAACGAGGCGCTTTGATCCAATCACAAGACCCGCTTTTGATTAAGTTTTCTGCGGAAGTTTTGTTTATTTTGTCTAAGGCAGCGATAAGCTCTATGTAAGTAGCGTCTTTCAGCTCTGGAAGTGCTCGAATTTTATCGGGACCGAGATGCTTTATCTTAGTTAAGCCGTAAAGGATGGTGCCGTCAACTATAGAAAATCTTTCATTTAAATATCTAAGGTCGGGTTTCATAACCTTGATGTCCATCTTTAGGGCATCCTCGATGATGTCACAGACGGCCTCAAGGTCAGTCTTAGGCTGCTTGCCCTTAGCAAAGTCTAATTCTGTGCAATGAAACTCCAGCGGAAAATGCGCTTTGATATATGCTGAATAAATATAACCATCCAGAGCGTAACTAAGACTGTGTGACCTATTGAACGAATATCGCTGTGCAGCCTCGATAGACGTAAAGATTCTTTCGGCTAATTCTTTGGAGATATTATTCTTGAGGCATCCCTCGATGAACATTTCCTTGGCTTTGGCAATCACCTCAGGAATCTTCTTGCCGATACCCTTGCGAATGTAAGTATCCGACTCGGCCATTGTGAACCCCGCCAAGTCTGTGGCGATTCTCATGGCTTGCTCTTGAAACGGCATGGTAGCTTGAGTTGGTCCTAGAACCTCCTCTAGCTTTGGATGGTCGAACGCGACACTCTCTTTGCCGTGTTTTCTGTCAACATAGCGCTGAGTCTGGCTCTTTCCGTCCACGATAGCTTCCAGCATACCAGGACGGATAATAGCAATAAGATCAGACCATTCATTAATGTTTTCTGGCTTGACCTGCCTGGACCAATGTTGACCCAGCATAGCGTCCAGCTGAAAGACGCCAGACGTATTGCCAGAACAAATTAACCTCCAAACTTTTGGACATTGAAAATTAATATTCTCGTCGTCCCAAGTCCAGCCGCCGTCTTCTGTTTGGTGAAATTCGCACCCACAATCAAAAATCATATTAAACGCCCAGCAATTCTCGTTCTTCAGGTGTAAGTTTTTCGATAACTTGTTGTCGTTGCCCTTCTTTTAAGACTTGAGCTTCTGAAGGAGGTTGACTGAAATACCAAGTCACGGCAAACGTAACTCCTCCCACAACAAGCGCGGTTACAATAACCGCAGACACTATCATGCCAAAAATGGCCTCTACAAAAAATTCACCCATTGCTTCTCCTTTGAAAAAAGTGGAGCTGCTCGGTCCTGCCCCGAGGTCTTCAAAAGCTGCTGATAACGCCAAGGCTTTTTTGCTAGTGCAGTTAGACCTTTTTGCCTCCCACGGCAGACGCATCACTTGACTTCGAATCGAAACTATTTCAGCCCCTTTCGTGTTTTGGTCTTGGGTCTTCTGGATCAGGATATCTCTTCACTATTTTATGACACATTTTTATGAAGTCCTCAAATTCCATGCTTCCCTTGGCATAATTAGCCTCTGGTGAAGAAATTCCTAAATTATCGATTGTATTTTCTCCCCCTGCGGACCTTGGCTTAATGTGATCAAAATGATAAGATTGACTGTCTTCTGGGTCGATTGGATCTCCAGTCAAATAACAAACTCCTCGTTCTTCTAGTAGTTCTTTTGCTTCGCTCACGCTGAAGGTTCTTGGTGTATATTTAGTTTTCATTCTACTCCCACAACTATGAAAAAGCGCTATCTTCCCTGAAATTCTTTCGTTATTATTTCTAACAATAGATTGTTCAAAGGATGATGTTCTCTCAGCATGAAAATTTTCAACCTTTCTGTCGACAGGCTTTTCTTTCCTTCGTTTTTTTCTTCTGGCTTCTGCCTTATCCTTTTGACCCTCTCCACAATGATACGAAACAGTGCCTTTAGAGCAACCAAGCTCTTTTGCTATTTCGTTGTAAGAATATCCTTTATTTCTTAGCGCTTTAATCTTATCGCCTAAGCTCAAGACTTAACTCCATGAAGAACTTTAGCCCAAGCAAATGCCTTTTGGTCTCTGTGTTGATAACCGTAAGTCATTAGGTTCTTCTGAAGTCGTAAAAATCTTCTGAGCAGGTCTGCTTCTTGCCTAACGTCAACAAGGGCGTCGTGAGCATTCTCTGTGCTCATATCAAAGTATTGACGCAAAGAGTCGAAGCTATAGCTGACTCTACCGTTCAACTTAGGTGGGTTGCGAGAATATTCGAACCACATTTGGGCAACGTCTCTAATATCCCAAGTCTTAACTTTAGCAAAGGGCCAGCCTTTGTCGATTAAACGCTCTAGAATAGGTATGTCGAAATTTCTGACGTTCATACCTCCAAAATATGCTTTTTTTGAGCCCTTGGTATAAGACTTAACGTAATCCTTAAATTCTTTCATCGCGTCTCTCGTGGCCAATCCTGAGCGCCAGAGTTCGACAAGTTCCTCTTTTGGTTTACCTTGTGCTTTTTCATGAAAGGCCAAAACATTTGAGTAATCTTGATAAAAGGACGGTGAATTAAGTATTTCTTCGCCAGGATTAATCCACATACACAGAGGGTCGTCGATAATCTCCAGAGAATTCTCATCCAGAGGGATGGCCGCAAGTTGTACGGGAATTGCAGTCTCATGAGAAACCTTATTTTTATTTAAGTCTATTGTCTCCAAATCCGTAACTAAAATCATCTTTTTCTCCAATTCAGTGAGTTGCTTTTTTTAATGTTGTCCTCAGCCCATAAAGGCTGAAGGTTCGTGTAATGAAAACAAAGCCCTTGTTGCTCTGGATCAGTTAAGTCGAATGCAGAACAAGGAATTATATGATCTATGTGCCAACCATCAATTCCGTAATTCTCCCACGTCATTCCAGATTCAAATTTATTTTCTAGATATGTTTTTAAAAAATCTACGGAGCACCCCAAAAGAGCTATTGTGGCTTTTGATTTTGCTTTACCTTTAAGGGCAACGCGAATTCTTTTTCTTAAGGAGTCTTTTATTTTGTATTGAACGTCATTATCATATCTAAATTTTTTCCTTTTTCGTCTTACTGGAAGATATTCTGTTTTTTTCTTTTTTGTACACTCTTTACAATAGACAGAAAGTCCGTCAGCGCTATAACAAAAAGAATTAAATTCGGAAGAACTTAAAAGAACCTTACAACTTGGGCATGCTTTTGATTCAGCTTTATCTTCTCTATTCTTTAGAGACTCTTTGTATTTTTTACAACACTCTTTGCATGATTGCTGTAAGCCGTCCTTAGCTTGCTTCATTTTACTAAAGCAGTCTTTGGATTTTGTCTTTTTACATTTATAACAAGTTTTTTCTTCTGGTATCTTTATATTTCTTTGTTTGTATGCGTCTAAGTATGACGTGTGGCAAGACTTGCAACAACCAGCATAGCCGTCTTTCGTTGACTTATTTTTGTAAAACTCCTCCGTGAGCTTCTCTGTCTTGCACTTGCCGCATACTTTCTTCATAAGATTACCAGTCCAAGTTATCGTCATCAAGCGCGAATACGTCCATCGCTTCTTCTTCGTAGTCTTCGTACTCTACTTGCTGCATCGAGTCAAAACGCTGAAAGTCGCCTGTGAACATATTCTCAGCGGTATCGAAATCTATCTTTTTGAACATATCCCCCTCAAATCGGAATTGCTCACCAAAAGGAACCCAGTCAAATCTAGCCATAATAAATCCTTATTTAAGAAGTAAAAAAACCCGCCAAAAGCCTATAGGTCAGTCAGCGGGTTCAAAAAAGAATCAATTTATCTTTTATTGATTAACCGACAACCACGACCTTATCGCTTGGTTTATGGATTGCTGTTTTAGTAGCATCCACAGAATTACGAGCATTCGCCACAACCTTTCGATTACGGCAGCAGCCTTTTGTTTGAGTTTTGATTTTAAGCCAAATTGTATCTGTGTCCTCTCCATTAACGAGAGTATATTTCTGGCCAACCGTCAACTGACCATATGTAATAGAATCTGCCATTATATGGCCTCCAAGTAGATTGATTTACTAGATATGACTTCTCTGCTTCTTTGGTATTTAGACAAGCAGTCCAGTCCCAACAAATCCAACTTAACCAAACCTGATCTTTCTGCCGCATTCATTTCCCAGCCACAAACTGGGTGAGGCCCGTTGGCCGGATCTGGTATAACAGGACACTGATCTAGCAAATTTCTATCTGACAGAATAAAAGCCGAAGCGTGTTTGCCAATTGCAATATTAGTTCTGTCCATCTCAACTGCCAGTTTGAAGGCATCCGCCCACTTACCAGTGTATTTACTTGTCTTCCTATTAAATTTACACCAGAAATCGAGTCTTCGACTATGCATTAAAGTGTACAGAAGCACACTTTTAGTCCCTAATGAATTATACTGGTCTTTGAGCTGTGGATCAATTTTAGATTCTTCATGAAGGCATTCAGTTACCTTATTTGCCTCTGCGTGCGACATTCCGTGTTGCTTTAGGGTTTCTTTGAGGGCTCCTCGACCTTTAAAAGTAGTGTAAGTGCAAAGCTGTGCAACTTTCTCGGAACCATACTTGTCTCTTAAATAATCAATAACTTTAGGTCTAAATTCCGGCACAATGTCGCAATCGATATCGGGTACGCCCTTTCGGTCAGGATTATAGAATCTTTCGAAGATTAGGTCGTACTTAATCGGGTCAACTTTAGTAACGCCCAGCAGATAACTCGCTAAACAACCCGCAGCAGACCCACGACCAGCCCCCAACATAGAGCCACTCTCCTGAATAAAGCGGCAAATATCCCACATAATTAGGAAATAACCACTCATTCCGGCGTTTTCGAACGTCTGTAGCTCATAATTTAAACGGCTAAGGTATATTTCACTCTCTAAATTTTTATCTTTTAAGGATTTAACGCAGAGTTCGCGGAGAAATTCGTCTTCAGTTTTGTCTCCCGTTGGAAAGTGAGGAAGCCTAGGATTGTTGTCCAAACTGTATTTCTCTACGGCCTCATAAAGCGGCGCTAAACAAGACCAATCGGTAACATCGTTTTCTAGGGGCACAGGCGCGTCGTATTCGCCTTTTGCTTTGTTAATGAGTACCTTATGGTGATCAAGCTGAGAGTCCCTTAGAACGAGCGCTGGGGCTATAGGATTGAATGTCTTGATATGCAGGTCAATATCTTCAAGATCCGGGATATTTAAAGCTTCCGGCGAGAGTGCTGCAATATTCTTGCAATTATCCGCAATTGGGAGCCCGTTGGATATTCTGAGCAGCTCGCCAAACCCCTTTCGATTGAGGGCATAGAGGGCGCAGGTTATCTCAACATTATCTTGTGTAAAGTTTTTCAATAGACCGATTACAGGTTGTTCGGTCGAGTCTATATACGGGTAAGCCTGACTAAGATTCCAGTCAAGGATTGGCAGCATGGAGTAGTCAGAATTATTGATAAAATCCTGAATATGCTCCGGGTGTACTGCACTTTGCAAAACAGAGCCGTGAGTCATTACGCCGGGGTGATACATAAACAACTCCAAAAGAATAAAAAACGCCTGCGTGCTACGAGCACGCAGGCGCATCGAAGTGCCTTCTAAGCGAGAGGGAGGCTTAGAAGGGGAGATCATCCGAGCCTGCTCCTGCCGCAACAGTTTCCTGCTGCTGACCACCGCCAGGCTTTGAGCCTAAAAGAACAAATCGGTCGACATTAACAAACATTTTAGAACGTTTGTTGCCGTCGTTGTCTGTCCACTTGTCTTGACGAAGAGAGCCTTCAATCAAGACCGTGCGACCTTTAGGGCAGAACTTCTGAAACGTTTCAGCATTTCGTCCCCAAAGAGTAATGTCAACAAATGTTGTTACTTCCTTTTCCCCGAAAGTCTCCGTAATGGCGATAGCATTGTCTGCTACCTTAGACTTTCCGGCATCGCGAATTTCCGTATCACGAACAACGTTGCCGACCAGAACCGAGTGATTGTAAGAGTTAGCCATTGTGGCCTCCTGAGAAAAAAGTGGTTATCGTTTTGAATCTTTATTCTGGCAATTTTCTACAACTGTCAGAATGTCTCTTTGTTCACAAGCCTGCTTAATAGTATCGCAGATACATGCTTTTCCGTCGATTGGGTCGAACCTGTGTCTCATTGGGTTGTAGTCTACCTGTATCGTCGGATGAACCATTTTGCTGAACGGACAAAATCGTTTACATTTCCATGATTGCTTCTTATCGAGTTCGTATCGGCACTTAGGTACTTTCAACTCTCTCATTTTTTGAATTCTCTCGCCAACCTTGTCAAAGCAAGCTTGAGCGTCGTTTTCATCTATGCCGAGGCTCCAGAAGGTATCCAGATTGAAAAACCAAATATGTCCAATCACATGATCTTCTGGAAACATCCTGTTAGCGGCCCACCAGTAAAAAACTAACTGCGGGTCCTCGTGCATGTTTAACACGGTTTTAGTTTTGCCCGTCGAAAAACATTCTAGTCTAGATGAACTCTTGTAGTCAATAAAATTTAAATTTCCTTCTTCGTCTCGGAACACGGCATCGACGAAGCCTTTGATCATAAGTCGTTTCTGCTCACCGTCTTTCTCAAAGAGAGCCCAGTCTTGATCAATTTCTTGGTGGATCAATAATTCTGGAGCTACAACCTCATAAAGATTGTAAGGACTCATTTCATGCTCAAGGACCTTTTCGATGCCCTTCCAGCATTTTTTTATGTCGCTGTTTGTAATATCGACATGTGAATCCTCCACTTTGTAATACTCAAGCACAGCATCAAACCATTTGTCTGGCTCGTAATCTGAGCCGACCGACTTAGGTCCCAAAATTGGGTCGTCCAGCAATTCTCCACCTTGTTGCCTGTGCATCTTGCTGATTGCGCAGGTCTCCAAGAAAGAGTGACAAATTGATCCTCTGGTCGCCGCAATTCCCGCAGGCATGTAAAACTTGAGCACATAACTCAAGAACCAATCCATTTCGCATCCTGTGAATTTTGCTATTTCTGAAGCCGAAATTCTGTCTCTATGCATCTTTTTCCCACATTGGTTCGAGGTCATGATCACGCATTACGAGTCTATCCCCATAGCCGAAATTTCTAATGTGTGCCGCCATTTCAAAATCATGTCTCGAAATCCAACCGCAAAGCCAGATAACGTTGTTTGATTCCCTGTATGTAAGTACGGCATAATCCGCCGTGAAATCATTCAGATGGTCGTAAAAACACAAAATAGATGGATTTTTATAATTGGTGGTCTTGACTTGGCAGGTTACATCTTTTGCGAAGTCTATGCCTCCATCCCCCTTATAACGATAATTAGTATCGTCTAAGTCGAGCCCTGTGTATTTAGCGAATGCCATTTCGCCTAGCAGCCCTACAAAATGCGTGCTCTCTTTCCCTGTCCAGTGTCGCGTTGAGGAAAAGCCTTTTTTATTGCTGTCTCTAATGCTAGCTATCTCCCTTACACGATTAACTTCGTCGTCCGTAAGTTCAACTTTAACGCGAGAGCTACACATAATTATTCCTTAATACCAATATCGATAATAAAATGGTCCTGGCCCGTACAAAGGAAGAACGGGATAGACTGGTCGAACTGGCTCATACCGTCGAAGTCGAAACGGCTGACGCAAACCAGGATAGTATTCATCTAGGCGTCGAGTTGGTCGAACAGGATATCTATAAATGTAAGTTCGAACTCTTGCGCTGTGCAGTCGGTCGACATTTCTACATTCAGGCTGTCGCAAACGGTCAGGCTGTGGAGCCCTAATCTGAGCATCAGCTACTGCCGGAATAAAACAAAAAGTCAAAATAATTAGTAGGTTTCTCATATGCTTAGTAAGTCCTTATTCTTTCCGAAGGTTTCATAAATACACTGAATCAAGTCTTGAACGTTTTTAGCGTTTTCGTTTTTAACTATATATTTACAGTTCTGCATGTTAATTTGTTCACTGGCGTGGGTATCGACTTCTCCAGACTTTTTATTAAGTCCGACCACTGTTCCAATTTTGGAAAATGCCAATGTTTCATTTGGAAAGCGAACATCCGTAATTAGGGCATACTCTGGGTTTTCTCGGGCAATTCTTTTGATTGTGCAGTCTACCCAAACTTGGCTGTTCATTTTTCGAAAAATGTCCGTTCCGACAAACTGCATTACTTCTCGGTTTGACATTTGACCTTTCTTATGGAAGAGCCAAGGCCACGATGATTCTCTCCAGTTGTTTTCCTTGAACATTTTTTCTATTGAAGTATAGGCTCTTTTGTTGGTGATTACCCCAGGCATGTTTTCCCAGTAGTAATCGGTCAACTCAGCCTTATCGTCATTAGACCCATAGACACATCGCTCTTCCAAACCCAACACATTAACGCAGATTTCTTTGAGGGCGTCGGCCAAGGCATATTGTTTTACAATCATAGAATTTAATCTATTAGGATGAACAGGCTCTCCGTCCATGATGATCTTACCGGTAGATCCATTCATCTGTAGGTTTTCACCGAGATTATATCTTTGAAGAGCCACTAATGTAAATATGTTGGCGATAGTGTTTTTCCCGGAGGTCTTCTCCCCGCAGAAACCGATGATTTTAGTCATTTAGAAATCCCTCCAACTCTTTTTTAAGTTCTTGCGCGCCCATGTCACCGGGATCAGCGCCAGATATCTTAGGAACTACAGTTTCAACTTTTGAAAGCTTCTTAAGAGATTCTTCCGTAGCTTTCTTTCCTGCTTCGTCGTTATCAAACAGCAGAATGACTTTTTTAACTTGTTTGCTTTCTAGCAGATTAACTTGACCGCTATTAATGGACGACCCCAAAATAGCGGCACAGCTTGTGTATCCAGCCTCATGAAGCTTTAAACAATCTAGCGGGCCTTCTGTCAGGATAACGGTATCTTGGATTGAGTCCATGTTGTATAAATATTGAGACCTTGGAAGACCTTTCGAATGAATCCATTTGCTTTTAGCATTCGGATCATGTGCGCGTGCCGACCACCCTATTATTATACCATTGTAGAACATTGGGACAACCGTCCTATTTACAAGAAAATCTCTTGCGTTGAAACAAGCCCCAACGTAAAACTCATTTAATACATCCCTATTAAACCCGCGATTAATTAAGAACGGACTTGGAATACAAAAACGTTTCTTGATCTCCATTTTGGACATAAGTTCAGGAAGATCATTAATATCAACTTTTTTCTTTTCTAGTTGTTCGTCCGTGTGGATTAACCCTTTATTGATCTTTAGGGCTTCCCATAGGGCATCTTGATTACGATGACACTGTCTGGTCCAGCAGCGCCAGATTCTTGTGTCTTTGTAAATTGTACAAGCTGTAGTATTATCTCCTCGGTGCACTGGGCATGGTCCAGACCAATAATCACCTTTGTCGACAAATCCGTGTTTTTTGAGGCGTTCGCTCATGGTAATCTCTTCAGAGGAATTGGTTCCGCACATTCTATTAGCTTTACTTCTTTCCCAATTATTATATACTCAATAGGGATAAAGAGAAATCCGTATTCTGTCTTAGGAGACGTAATGTAACTACGCAAACAGTCATGCTTAAAACAGGCAATAGAGATGACATCCGAGTAAGACAAATGTGTATCCCAATGTCTTGATTTAATCACAACCGTGCTTGGTTCTAAATTTTCAGAGAGAAAGACCTTAGAAATCAATTTCAGTTACTTTTTCTTTCTTTTTCTTTTTGGATTTTCCGTCGTCTTCATCTTCTTCTGCAACGTTCATACCGACTTCTTTCATCTTGAATGAGTCTTGTTGTATTTCCAGATTAATATGAGAACCGAACGGAGTTCCTGGGCCGTGTCGGGCATCTGACACGTAAAGTTTGTGTGTTCCGTTCTCTGCGCCGTCTGATTCGATTTCTTCTGGCGTTTTCTTAGCTAGGATGGATACACTAGATGCGAACCATAGAATTCTATCAGATTGACTGAGAGATGTTGAGGTTTGATCTGAAACTCCGCTTCTATTTAGTTGAGCCAACGCCAGAATCGGCAAGGAATATTTTTGCGCAAAGTTTTTTAATTGACTCACCATATAACCAATCTGTTGATACTCTGCCACATTCCTACTGAGCTGGTCTTTATTGAGCAGTTTGATATAGTCATAAATTACAACACAAGGATTAGAAGAATTGTCAAAGTTTACTCCTGGGACTTTTCTAACCCACCTATTCATAATTGAGATTTGTTCCTCGAATGACGGAACCTGACTGACATCTAAATGGTAAATAGGTATTTCTTTAAGGACTTCTGCTTCGCTGTCAATCAGCCGAGCATCGTTCTCGCTTGAGGCATACGCTCCATTCTCAATGTTGCGCATCTTTACGCCGGTTTGACTCGACAAAACGCGAGACATTTGGTCATCCAAGGAAAGCTCTGTATCTACATAGAGAACCTTAAGGCCCATCTTGGCAAAGTGGATTGCTTGGTTCATCGCCAAAGAGGACTTATTCTGTTTAGCTCTGGCTGCGATGATGTCTAGTGCGCCTGGACGTAAGCCACCACCTAGCGCCCAATCATAAATTGGCAACATAGTTGATACGCCAATGTCTTCGCCGGAATTTTCAGTTCTAGCTTTTAGATACTCGTCAACGGCGTTACCCATCATTACGGGTTCTTGCTCAACCGAATTAATCTTTCCAGCTAAGTCGAAAATCGGCTTCTCTAGAATTGAGAATATTTGACTAATTGGTTCGTCGCCGGTTACGATTTCCAAGTCGTTACCGATGTTTGCCACGCATTCTTGCGCCATTCTACAGACATAAAGCCGTCTGATTTTTTTAGCCTTAGGTAAGGCGTTGGCTGGATCACAAGGCAAACCGACAATGTCATCAAGATGCTTTTGAAAAGAGTCTCGACCCACCCAAGAATCGAGACCCCGTTCTTTTGCAATGCTGAAGATACTAGGTAAATCTATCGTTTTTTGCTTATGGGTTACGAAAGCCTTCTCATAGATGTCCCATAAGACGCCATTGTTATTGTTTGTAAAAGTTCTAGGTTCTACAATGATTGGTTGTAGGTCCCAAAATATTTCTTCGCCGCCCTTAAATACAGAGGAAATGATGGCATTTTCTGCCGATAAATCTTTTTGCAATTTTCAACCCTTTTTGTTGCAAGACTTACAAAGATGTACTTCTCTCATTCCGTCATATGGAGTTACTTTCTCTGTTTTTCCACACATCTTGCACATAACCGAAACCTTTTTGGCCGGGGCTCTTCTGGTTTTTTCGAAGTATTCAATTTTTTCTTCCTGATCTTCTTTGTCAGCTTTGATATAGTCTTTATCTCGCTTGAGCTTTGGAAGGATTGCATTAAACTGATTTGTGCCGTCACCAAATTTTTGGGCGCTTCTTGGTCTGGCTGTATTGGCTTGAGCTGTATTCATGTCGGAAACTCCGGCACTTGGAACTCTTCACGTTGATCCTGCCGGATCTTGTTGTTTCTTTCTGCGCCTACCGCGTTTTTTCTTGGGAGCTGGAGCAGGAGCTTCCTCTTCCGAGGAGGACTCCATTTGATCTATTCTTTCTACTATTTTAGACTGAGCTTCAGCTAATCCCGCCAACAAAGCTTTGATTTCGTCAAGTTCTTTAGACATTTATTTATTCCACTGGATTGCTTTACCTTTACTCTCGTAAAATGAGACCGACCTTGAGATATCCGCTATCCTGCCTTCTGATTCTTTTAGATAAACTTCTAATACATTAACTTGTTTAACGATTGGCATTAGGTATTGCTGGTCGTTATTCAACCAAGCGTAATGAATTTCTTTGGGAAGCATCTCTGGCGCTTTATGCCAATATTTGGCGTATTGCTGATTCAAATACTTTTGCAGCATTATTTTTTGAGACGCCACTTCATTTACGATGTTTTGGTAGGCCGCTTTATAAGTCATAAGCGTCATACAATTAGTAAAACATTCGTCAGCCGTTAGAGTGGCTAAGTATTCTTTGCGCGGACAGAGAATATGCTTAACGTCGTCAATCTCGTCGAAGATGGGGGTTTTTGTTTTCTCTCGAAACTCTTTGATAAGTTCTTCTGACTTATTCAACAGCGCCTCTAAGAAGCTCTTCCCACTGTTCCCTTCCGTTGCAGTCGAATCTGATGAGTTTGATGTCATTTAATTCACACCATTCTTTCTTTTGTTCATCGCGAAATTTCGCTCTGAGAAATGCTTGTCTGTCCTTATGGAAGAAGTCGTTCCGTTTGCTGTGTTGCTCACCGTCGACTTCAATCGCAACACCCAATGTTGGCAGATAAATATCTAAATATAGAGTTTTTCCATAACCAATCTTCGCTGAAACTTCTTCAAGCATCGTTGAGTTAGGATAAACAGTCTTAACTAATTCAATCGCTTCCTTATGGTAGGAAGAACAATTCGCTTTGGGTCTACTGACCATTTTGAATGGATACTCCTTTCCGTCCAGGCCCTTCATTCTAGGGTCTGCCATTATGCTAGTCTTGCCTCTACTTCATCTTTAATTTCTTTGTACATTTCTGGATTGTCGCGCAGTGCTTCGATAGTCTTTTTCTCTCCTTGAAACTTTTGCTCTCCATAATTATACCACGCTCCCCCCTTGCTCATTACGCCAGTTTCCAGTGCAATGGGCAAAAGCTCAGCAATGTCGTCAATGCCCTCTCCAAGGATAACATAAGACGTTCCTTCCATCTTCGGGAAGCCCATGTTAGACGTTTCGCAAATCCAGTTAATTTTACGACCGTATTCCCTGTCCCTATAGGTATCAGCATTCGTCATAGGTTCGTAATTTTTTAGACGAAGCTTAATATCAGCAGCATATTGAATTTTATTGCCTCCTCCTTCTACTACGGATTTTCCATAACCAGAAGTATTGGCAATTAAATGGACAACGCCTAGAAAAATGTGGTCACTTGAGCTGATGTATGGAGCCAGCTTCTTGCAGAATTGAGACATGATTCTTGGAGAGGCATCTCTTGTAAGGTCGCAAGTTGCATCGTTAAGCTGTTTCTCTGCTTCCATATGGCTAAGAGAGTCCGCAATAACAAACAAGCGTTCTTCGGTTTCCATGTAATGAAGTACAGAGCCTAGATATTGCTCCGCAGAAACTTTGTTCTCAGTGGTAGAAGTAATCAATTTAAACTTTTCTACCGAATAGTCAAGTTTTTTGCAGCCCTTGATATCTCTTACGGCGAGTCTTCCTTCTGAATTAAGATAAAGCACTGTATATCCAGCTTGCTGGGCGCGTGCAGCAAAGTCTAGACAGGTAATTGTTTTACCGCATTTAGGTGGTCCACCCATCAAAACAAACGAGCCGCCTTTAATGCCTCCGCAAATTGAATTAAATGTAGGACTAAGACTTACAATTGGCTTTTCGCCTTGCATAGCCTCAAACTCTTCAAAAGAGAAAGTAATCTTTTTTACTAGTTCCGAAATTTTCATATATTTTCCTACAGCAGGTCTAAATTTGTTTTCGTTTTCTTAAACGACCCTAGAGACTTTTCCGAAGAGACATCTACTTGAACTTGAGGTTTGGCTTGGCTAGCTTTGTATATTGCCCAACATCTTTTTTTGAATTTTTGATTCTTTAAGGATGTCGCGCCAGTCTCTTTGATTGCTTTGTAAATGCTAATATAGTCAACATGTTCAACAATTGGTTTAATCAAACTTGCTTGATATGCCCAGTACTGCGACCAGGGCTTGTTATTCCAAAAAGAAGGAGGCAAAGGAAGCTTCTTGTCCATCTTAGCTTTGTTTTCGCAAAGAAGCTCAATTATCCTATGCCTCCAGTCAACGCTCTTTTTAGTATACTTCGAATTAAACATCTTTTGGTCTGATATGCGCGTTCTTCAGGTGTCGAGAAGTTGCATTAGGATTAGATGGAGCTGGGCTAGCCGCACGAGATGCTTCTGGCGTCATAATCGCTACACCTTCTCGCCCAGAATCAGTGGTCTTACGAATAAGGGCACCTGAACCAATGAATGAAGTTGCAGCGATGAACACTTCGTCAGAGGTGGCATTCTCGTTTCCTGCTTCTTCCATAGACTTAAGGGCTCGACGAAGAGCATTTCTTGCATCATTTTCACTAAGTCCAGCTTTCCGAAGTCGTCCAACAACGTCTTCGTAGTCGTTTAGTTCTTCTGTGGCAGCTTCTACTTCTACATTTTCGACAATTTTGTCTTTGAGTTCCTCCAAGTTTTCCTCTTCTACAAGTTTTTCAACCTGCTTAGAGCTTTTACTCAATCCAACCTCATCTCGGATTTCATCAAAAGACATATCCGTTGAGAGGAACAATTCTCGAATTTTCTTTTGTTGTAGTTTACTAAGTCTTGGCATTTTAGCCTCCTGGATTTGAAAGTGCGGTTTTGGCTTTCGCGTAGAAAACCTTGTTGTTTCTTTTTAGATAATCTTTATAAAATTCGAAGCCATTCTTTGAGATGGTTACCCAGCGCCAAATCTTATTTCCATTTCTTACTGTCATAGCAGTTTGTAAATGGTCTACATTCCTGGGGTCAAATAATTGCCCAGTCGTATCTGACATCACAAAATACTTAATCATAGACGGCATAACTTTTTCAATAGCGTAAGCTTGTCTATGCTCTCTGAAGTCGATTCTATTGCCACGCTTATCGTATTGTTCAATAAGCCTGAAGTTGCCATCCTCGTCTTCAAAGTGATGGCTGCCCTGAAGAGTAAAGCAATTCTCTCCAGGTTCGTAAATATTGCGTTGCGATTCAACAATGTCTTGATGCATTATTTGTCAACTCTCTTCCAAGGGGAAATTGATCCCGTGCCTTTGTTTTGCTCTTTACCATAATCATAGAGCTTTTTTTGCTTCTCGTCTTCAGACATTTTTGCACTATTTTTGTCCATGAGAGAACCAACTGTTTTTGTGGGTCCAGCGAGATAAGCGCCTTCGGAACCCCAGTCTCGTTCCACATCCCCTTTGCCGCAACTTGGGCAGCTAGGAATTAGATGCGCCTCAGCCATATTATTTACGGCCTCGAAATATGGTTCTTCACATTTTGGATTATTGCATTTAAAGCAGTATAAAGGCAAGTCAAGTCTCCTTGTAAAAAAATGTCAGCCTAACAGCTTCAACCACCCAAAAAAATGGGCTGTGGGTCTTTCAAGCATTCTGGTTTGCTGACGCTACTACAATGCTTTGTTCACGTCTTGTTAAATCTTGTCCATCTTATTGAAGATTCTAACCAGTGACTTATGTCGGAAACATTCCGTCAAAGTAACCTTACGGATAGATTCATCTTCTAGATTATCGAAAAGCCTTGCGAAGTAACAGTTTTCACCACGCCCAGACTGAAGTCGGTCTCCAGCCCAGCACATAGTTGTACCGCGACCCCATCTAGATAACAACATCTGAAATTCTTGTTTTGAAGAGTTTTGCATCTCATCACAGAAAACATATGAGTTATCAAGAGATAGACCTTGCAATAAACCAATTGGTAATAGCTTAATCTTTCCATCTCTAACAAAATCTTCATACTTTTGTCGTGATCCTAAGAACTGACAAAGGTATTCAATCTGTTGAGCAAAAAAGTTAGCGCACTTCTCATGAACAGTTCCAGGGGTATGACCAACAACGCTGCTGAGATGACCCACGGATCTAATTAAATAAAACTTTTCAATCTTTTTATGTAAGAGTAATTCGCAGCCGTGCCCTACGGCACATGCAGTTTTTCCTGAGCCAAATCTGGCTTCTACCATAGTTAAGTCAAAGTTGTTTAAAGCCTCTAAAAAATATTTTTGTTCGTCATTACGATGACGTACAATCCTCCCGACCTTGTTGGACATAGAGGGACTCCTGGATGTTGGCTGAGGAAGTCGCGCTCAGATTTTAAGATTTGTTTTTATTAGGATACTTCAGAATTTTCTTCTTCATCGTCGCCGTCAAGCGCATCTCGGATTTCTGCGAGAAGCTTTTCAGCGAGTCCGAAAGAACGAAATTCATTATATCCAATGACCATCAAAATTACACCTGCACTAATTTGCAGATTAGCCGTAAAAACAAGTAAAAGGCCAACTAGAAACAATACCGAAAAAAGAATAGATTTAGCTTGCGGTTGCATTTTTAAATCCTCGTGTTAAGTTTGGTCAGTTGTCTGACAGTATTATATACACCAAAGCAGTCGCAACTTCTGGTCATTTTCCAGAACTGCCGAAGCCACCGTCTCCACGAGCCGTATTTCCCAGCGTATCTACTTGCTCCCAAAGGACTTCGGGAACTTCTTCGAATGTCATTTGGGCGACTCTATCTCCAACTCCATATGGGAAGATTTTCTCGGAAATGCCAGTAAATCTTAGCATAATTTCCCCAGTGTAGGAGCAGTCAATCAAAGCTGGGCTGTTGCTCAATACCCAGCCATACTTCGTAAATGAGCTTCTGGGGGCAATTCTGGCACACCAGCCCTCTGGGACACTCATTCCAAAACCTAGCTTAACAAGAGTCGTGGAGCCCTCGTGTACAATTTCTGAAGCATACAAGTCCCAGCCCCCATCAGACGGGTGGGCTTTTGTTGGTTCTTGAGCATTCTCTGCGAGTTTTTTGTATTTTACAGAAAGTTTCATTTACAAGTCCTGATGAATAAACAACTAATCCAATAAATAACCACGCTAGGGGGTAATAAATCACTTGATGTCCCAGGACCATAAATCCGAAGAATAACCAAGTTGCCCCAAGCATACCTAAAATAACTCTTAAAGAAGGCATCAGAGAATCGCTTTCATCTTTTGTTTACCTTTAGCCTTGCCGTCTTTGTAAACTCCATTAGGCTTAATCGTAACCGGGAAAGACTTTGGCAGCTTATGGAAGAACTCTGAAGTCTCGCCTTGTTCAGATTTATCGAAAGCCGTTGCTGGATAAACCTTGTATGCCGCCATAGATTCTATGCCAGACTTATCCTTGAAAGCTTCTTCCATTCCTTCGTTAGAAAGGTAAAGAGTTACTACTTTCATGTTTGCATATTTAGTAAACAAATCCACCTCAAGATCTTCACCCTTTTTCCGAAGAATAAAGTGAGTTACAAATTGCCTATCGAGACCCCTTGGTTGATCTGGGTCAACTTCGCCCTTAAGGCCTAGGTAGAAAGCGTCTTTCAAAAGCTTAGCTGTTTCTTTTGCTGTGTCTTCTGCTGATGAGACACTTTTATCACTATATAGGGTTACTGTGAGACCTTGCGCGTCTAAACCGGAAACTGAAATTCTTGGCATTTAAACTTTTCCTTCTAAGGAGATGTAGTTCTTTTCTATAGTTATTTTAATTCCATAAATATGCTTTTGCTCTAGCTTGGCTATAAGCTCACCTAAATTATACTCTGTCGGCTCCTCTAAGACAGGTAATTTTATTGACTTTTTATCAATTTTTCCCAGAAAAGATTTTGAGGTGTTGTTCTGCGAATTTGTCCCATGAGAATTCTTCATGAAGAGCGTCCCTAGTGTTGATTAGCATTTCGACAATATTAAATAATTCGTCATCACTGGAATAACGCAGTACGTCTCCATAGTTTCTGCATTCTTCAAGATAACCAATCTCTTCAGAGTTTCTAAGGATTAAGGATTTGCCCAGCGCGATAGATTCAATGTATGGCATAGCTCCTCCCTCTACCCTAGAGGTAGAACAAACATAATCCACAGAACGTATCTTTTCGACCATCTGTTCATTTGTTAGGCCACCATTAATATGCATCCACTCTACCTGGGGAAATCTGCTTTTAAGCTCTCTCTGTAGAGTTACGCCTTTGCGCCATGCATTACCATTGTTTTCTTTGTTGATGAATAAGATTCTTAATGGTTGAATAAAATGATCAAAGAGACCACACTTAGTCACGCTGGTCTTTTCAGGAGGAAGATGATTCGCCCAAGGTTCACTCATACTAAAGCAATGATCCAGCTTTCGAGAGGCTAACTTCCATGCCTGTTCCTGACCCGGAACAAAATGTGTAAATAAACCCCCAATTTTTGTATTTACATTCTCACGCAAGCATAAGCTAAAATGGCAGTACCAAGTCCAATCAGCGTCTCTGTATTGAGCCCCAAAAGGATAGATCTTACTGTCGGGTAAGCGTTTATGTAGCTCTTCGGAAATCCTCTGAAGAACCCATCCATCCTTATCTGACACAATATTAATTTTAACCATTACCAAGTCTCTCCATTGACTGCGTTTTGCAGAAGTTGTTCGTACTCGTTAATCATTTGGTCATAGGACCTATCGTTCAGCATTGCGTTTCTAATGTCAGAAGGTTTTAGCTCTCTAGGTTGAGTCATTCTTGCATAAAGGTTATTTAGGGAAGAGCAGACATATCCAGTCTTCCCGTCTATAACTTGGTCAACCGTTCCGCTGATATCCAAACAAAGCGTTGGTATTCCCATCATAGCCGCTTCGACTGGCGACCTTGGTGCGGCATCCTCCACCGAGGGATGAAGTAGGTATTTTGCTTTTGAAAGTACATCAAAATAAACTTCTCTATCAATATTCTCAATCGAGATGATTGGCGCTTCAGCCATTTGAAGTCGTCTTACATGCTCATATCCTTTAAATGGATAAAATCTTCCAGTATAAACAACATAATCGTGCCATGTTTCGCTCATGCGTTCAGTATATCCAACGTCTCGCATTGCTGTTTTAATGACTTTGGCAGGGTTTCTATCAGCCATCCATTGGGAGTTGACTACCGTGTTAGGGTATTTGATTCCGGGTTGGCGTGGTTGTGGTAACCTATTAACCCGAGCCACTCCAAGGTCTACGTTTGCCGCAGTATGAAAAGCGCTAGAGTCTAAAATCACATCCGGCGTGACCTCATTACAGACATACTTGAGCACTTTAACCGCGTTCTTTTCTTCTGGCTCGTATGGATAAACCTTAGACACGCAAGACAAATCTGTCATCGGATGGCCAACCAGAAACATCTCGTGTCCCTTTTTAGCCAGACCTTGGCAGATATCTTTACATGATTGTTGCCCGCCGCCATGTATTCCTTCTGTGATTTCTTTATGCCCTGGAGCCACCATTACAATTTTCATTATTTTTCCAATTCAAATGTGTAGCCAAATTCCTCGATATCTTTGTGATACCACTCTGCAATCATTTGCTTCGTTTCATCGGTATAGTATTTTGAATAATGTTTTCTTTTCTTTGTAGCGTTTGACTTAGGGAGCTTTGCTGTTGTAAACCTTCTTAACTTGGCGAAGTCTTGGTTTAGATTTTCAACTTTTCCTATGAAGTCCATTTGCTGCTTACCATTAAAAACTGTTAGTTCCATAATTGGCATAGCGTGAAGGGTAACTGTTTGATATTTGAATATCACATCAGAATGCATAAATTCATCAAAGGTCATTTCAGGAACTTCGAATTTTCGTTTAAGCTTATTCGTATCATAATAATTGTGATACAAAGAAACCATCCTATCCCATGGGTTCCGTACAAATGTAACTTTGTAATACTTAGAGAAATCAGGAGCTTTGCGGTAGGCCCTCAAGTTCTTCATATCTGGAATATTTTTAATAAGCGTTTGAGCTATTGAGGTACTTGCACACTTACAAGACTTAAGGTAAAGAAGTTTTTTAGATTCGGAAATCCAAATCAGAGATTCTTTTTCTGTGCCCGATTCTCGTTTATTCCAGTAGTCAAATAGTGTGTCGCTATTAGAAATCGAGAAGCTACGCATTAACTCGTTCTTCTTTCATTAAGAGTTCAAGCTTTCGGTATCTTTCAAGAAAAGAGTCTCGCCCCTCCGCAGGGTTTTCAAAAAAGTAATCCGTGTGCTGTTTATCGATTAGCTTTTTTTCTTCAGCTAAAGAATCCCTGTCTGCTTGTTTAATCTCGTGACGAAAGTCATTAAACGTTTGTTTTAAGTCATAATGCCCAAGCAAGTCTAGAATTTGTTCCATCAAGAGTCCTTCGAAGACCGAGATATTGATATAATGATTATCATTAAGAACTAACAAATATGGTTTAATCGGCTTGACAATATCCCCAATTAGAATCTCATTCAAATCATGCAACAATCCGCACATTTGAACTTCAGCCGAGCAACCTCTGTCTTCTAAGAGTCTGCTAACGTAGACGCTATGTGTTGCTACGCTGCTAAAATCATAACGACCATTAAAGCGACATGTGTTACCCAAAATCTGAGCACATGTCTCAATAGATAGGTCTTTTAAAATCTCATTTACGTGTTCTTCATTCATTGTTTAAATCGTTCTTTAGGAAAATCTGTTTTACAAGAAGGACATGTCCACAAGTCTTTTTCAAATTTGACCACAGCGAGTTCGCAATCTGGACAAATTTTCTTCATGTCTATCCCAACTTTATTTGCCATTTCAGGAAAGGCAAAAGCCCAATGTTTTTTAGGGCACCGCTTGTTAAGAGAATCTTTTACGCCTTGTCTAGCCTTCTTACAAAGACAGTTGTCGCATAACTTATCTCCATCTTCGAATACTGTGACATTTCCGGTTGACGAACATTCCTGACACTTTATTTTAGTCGTCATTGTTTCTTATAGCAACCTCAAAAGCAAACCAATGCTCAAATTCATAGAGAAAATTGAATGGATTTTCGCGATACTTGCGCGTTTGCCAAATTTCAACTACATTTTGTAGATTGTCAGCTTCGTCCATAAAGCCTATATCGCATTTTGTACACTCTACAAAGCATCCACCATATGAGTCATTCTCAATAACAAGAGGTGGCCCACCGCAAAACGGACAAGGTTTCAGTTGGTCTAGTACGTTAAAATCTGGAATGTACATTATGGCTTCAGCATTTTTCCGCAGAATGGACAAAATTTCCATGAAACGTGAGGCTTGGTTTCAAATTCAAAGACTGTGTTTCCACACTTAGTGCTATATTTCAAACCTACGGGGTCATCCGTTACCCCGGTCCATTCACAGAAGAAGTTTTCATTAAGATCTATTAATTCTTTTAACGGCTTCAAATTTCGCAGCCTCCAGCAGTACATGCTAATTCTCGTGCTCCGGTAGTCATATCCGAGGACTCGTAAGCAGATAGTTCAGACCAGTCAATAGTTTTCGGCATCTTTGCCAAAAGCTCTTCGTATTGTTCTTTAGTGCAATCCTGATAAGGCGCTTGCTTATAGACATGATCACTGAACGGCAAGAAAGAAACGCCGCTCATCAAATCAAAGTTTTTATAAACCCAGGCACCAACCTCAAGCCATTCGTCTTCTTTTACCGAAACCGTAATAGATGGCTTATGCTCACAGTAATGCAACTGATACTTCTTCCAAAGCTCTAGCTGCTCAAGAGCGGTCTTATCATTTCTAAAAAACGATTGCTCAGGAGCTTTAATTGGAAAACTAAACACTGCAATATTTTGAGGATTGTTAATTTCGTCCTCATATGGAAACCCCTTATCAATCATTAGTTTGGTTAGCGGGTCTTTTTTGTCAGACCTAACCGTTCTGATGTAGTAAGGAGAGTGACGAGTATGAATTCCACTTGCAGTGTCGCAAAGCTGTGAAGTATTGCCTGACGGTTTAACGCAGGTAATAGCAGCAGACTGATTAATACCAATAGACTTTGCCCATTTTTTATTTACTTCAATGGCCCTTTCTTTGAATCTCTCTAACCTTCCTTCAAGACCTTCTACGGAATCATTCGTAAGAGGACAGTCCATAATTCCAGTCATCGAAACACCAAGCAGTCGCTCTTCGTCTGCGTTCTTCTTCCAGTTTTTGCTAAGATAGCGAAAATTAGTAAAGGTGCTTTGGATGGTTCCAAGAATTGTTGCTAGTTCAATCTTTTCAAGGATTGTTTCTTCTGTATCATCCTCCCTAAGGATTACTTCTGAGAGGTTACAGAATCCACGAGGTCTGAGTAATATTTCGCTACAATTATGAATAATAATTCCATTCGCTCCAAACCGATGCACTTCATCCACTGTGCAATCATAAACGTCTTGCTGACCGATATGACGACGAGACACGAAATTCGTGGTCATTTTGTCTTTATACGGAGTTCGACTTAACGAATCAATGCACTCAGTTAGTTTTGTTTTTTTGTCAGCATCATAAAAATTAATTAATTCTGCAAACTTGCAAATGTTTTCACGAGAGATAGCCAGTTCATGCATAGCCTTACAGAAGTATTCTTTATTACCTCCTTTTCCGTCAGGCATTTCGTAATAACCTTCAGGTTTTCGATTTTGATAAACCGAAGACTCAATACCAAAACGATGCAGCATTCTCTGAACTGACTTAAGTCGGTCTAAATTGTTCTGACCAAGCCTTACTGAGCGCCCCTTCTCTTTATTAAAAAGCACGGTTCCATCAGCATCAAAAATGCCCCTCAAGAAGCCTCTCACAGTAGAGTCTGACGCCCCCTCTAGGGCTGGCAGGATATTCTTGGTTTCTGGCTCAAGCATGCCCTCCAGTAGCTCGTCAAGCGCTCTGCTGGCCGATTGACTATAAGTTCCGTTGTCAGTGGGATCATCAGCAAGCGCTGTTGGCCTGTGCGAATCATAAGGCAAATCTTTAACGAAATCGTGAGCCATAGACGACATTTGATGTCGATTATGTCCCCAGAATCTGACATACGAAGGATATTTTTCAGGATTGTGACCGCCGTCTCCAGCTACTTCCCCCATTAGCCAACCTTGATGAAATTCATTCAAATCCAAATCGTAATCATCCTGATGAACAAGCTGATTAATACAGATATTTGAACTCTCGTCTAGATGTTGCGCCTCAACCCAAAGCTCTTGACCTTCTTTAATTGTTAAGATTTTGTGGTCAGAGGTGCATTTAATTGAGTATCCGCGAGAGGTTTCGATTTCGTAAACATCTTTATGTCCCGTTTTAAAGAAACCTGTTTTACATTCATAATTTTTTCCATTTACTGTTGCCAGAAATGGCTTGTTGATCAGATTGAATGCTTGAATCGGACCTTCGGAAGTATCAATCCATGTATCAGATGTGACACACGGATTAGTTAAAAACTCAAAATCAGTATCCCTGCGACCAATCTTTTCGATAATTTTTTTGCAAGACTCCCGATTAAAGATACCTCTCTCGCCAGATTTACTGTCATAGAGGGACTTCCATTCTTCCATAAAGATGCCCATATCTGGCTTTTCTGTGTAAGCCACACTGTTGTTTGCCATTGCACGTTGAGCGCTTTCTTCCCACCAACGCCCAACTTTTGCTTCTCTCATGCGTAAATCTGACAAATTGGACAAACTCAGCAAAGCTGAACGGCGACAACCTCCGACGGTTACGATTTCAGCAATTTTGCAGCAGATATCGTGACACTCAAGAGAGTTTAGCTTTCGGCCCGATGCACCCTTAAAGGTAACTACAACAAAGTCAAACAGTTGACCGAGAATTTCGCCACCAGAAGCTCGACCGCCTTTGGTTTTAAGTGGAGTTCCGGCAGGGCGAATCTTCGATAGATCCCATCTTGGAACCTGCCCCACGTAGAGCATGCCTATAAGCTCTTTTAACGCCTTGCACCAGCCGATGGTGCTATCACTCACCACGATGGTTGTATCGGACTCATGGAAGCTATCAGACACCTCAGGAAGCTTGTTGATAAACTGTCGTTCAACTGAGAATCCGACGCCACAGCCATTCATTAAAATATAAAATAATTCATCAAAAGATGCGGGCTTGTCGATAGGCAAAGCTGAACAGTTGTAACATGCCACATTATCGCGTGATGCAGCGGGACCAGCAGCCCAAAGCGCCCTCATGCTTGGAACAACCTGAAGATTCAAGATTCCTTTGCGGAGGCGGTTTTTTGCCTTGCCTAACTCAAAGTCAAAGTTTTCCTTAAGGTGCTCTTCAAAGAAGTTAACTAATCTATCAACCGTTTCTTCCCAAGTCTCTCGTCTTTTTTCTTCTGGAAGCCATCGAGCGTAACGTGAAAGATGAATGAACTCTTGGTAAGGGGTGGGAAGATTGTTTTCCATTGGGATACGTCCATTGTTGGGTTAAATTAATTGGCTAATAGTATTCTACACCAATCAACGAGTTACGTCATCAAGTTTTTTTTGACTATTCCCAAGGTGGTATCTCACACCACTTTACAACTTGCGTATCTTTAAATTCCATGCCCAGAAACCAGCACTTTTCTTGTTTGTGACCAAATGAGCTTCCGCTATGAACTTGCGTTTGACCCCAAGGTTTAATAGAAACCCAACGTTCGCCCATGCACTCAAGTACGACCAAATATTTTCCAGCCCGCTTGGGCGACTCTAATGGATAATATTTCCAATTCATTTTATTTTCTTTGTGCAATTAAGATGCCGATGTTTGCTACAGCATAAGAAAACCACATTAAGGCAAATCCGTACTGCCTTTTATGTAGTAATATGAAGCCCTGTGTAGAATACAGCAGCATAGCCAGTATTGGGATTAAATCAGAGCTATTCATCTTTAACGAAGAAAATTTCACTTGAGTCGCCACTGAGGATTAGTCCAACTCGCCCATAATCTTTAAATACATGAAGAATAGTTTTAGGCTTTACCTTTTTGGAAATCTCTTCATGGAAGAAAACCGTAGACTCATATTCTAGTGAGTCGATGTAGGAATATAGCTCTTCTCTAGAACTAAAGCACTTGACTCGTGAGTCCTTCCAGCATTCTTCAAGAGTGTGGTCGGTTATCTGTTTTAATGTTTCTGGGAGTTCTTCATTAGGGTTAGGAACTTTTATTGTGTAGTTCCATTGATTGGTCCCAGACCAAGTATCGTAGACTGAGTTCGTTGTAGAAGCGTAAACTGGGTCAGACCAAGTCATATTCCCCGATGCATCATTCATCAAGAATTGACCGGTTCCGGCCTCTGTAGTATAAATATTACTCATAGATTAATTCATTTTTAGAAGTGTTAAATCTAATTCCAGTTGTGCATTTTGCGGCTGATTCTCTAAACATGTTTTCAACCGCATCAGCCTGAACGCCGTTTCGAGATAAAAGCTGCACCAGAATAGAAAGCCTCATAGCAGAAAACCTACCTGGAACGCCTTCTGGTTCAAATAAAATCCTATTGATAGAGAAACAATTTATTTCTAACAGGTCTCTTCGTGGTATGAAAAATTCTGACATGTACAAATCCTTGACCTGATTATTTTTTAGTTTTTTTAGTCTTCTTTTTGCGCTTCTTTCCCGAATACTTATCGAAGAAAGCCGATACATCATTAGCATCGTTAGATGTCATTTTTTTGTATCGGGGATTCCCAAACGAGTTCAACACCGGTTTCCCGGTGTTGTCCCGTTCTACTAACCAAAGCTCATAGTCAAATCCAGACATAAATCGTGTCCTGTTAATATAGCTAGTTTAAAATTAAATTGTTTGATCTGCGTCACTACCTGGAGCAGATACTCCAGACACCTGTGCAGCATCCCAGGAAGTGATTGGTTCACCGCTTTTAGGGTCTCCCCCACAGCTAGCAAACTGATACTTTGTTGCGCATTTTTGCTGGTCGTCCCACAAGGTTACTGTGTACGACTCAGTGTTGTCTGCGATAGTTTCTGCCGTAGCAGGGCACAATTGCTCCTGACAGCTATTATAATCGACAACGTTTTTGCCAGTCCAAGGGGTACAGGCATAATCACCTACGTTTGACGGGCTACAAACCAGCGAACTGGTAGCGTCCGTCGAACCCGAAGGAAGTGCAGTAAAGTAATGTGCTTGCACAGCAGCCGAGTTGCTAGAGCTTTTTACGCCCCAAATAGCGCCCCTTTCAACCTGATTGCCATCCACAGCATTATTCGGAATGAACTCACTCATGATTTGTCTCACTTATTGGCTATATTAACAAGAAATAAAGGTATTCCTGTTATAATATACACCATATCAGTCCTCCTCTTTAGTTTGTTCATTTAAAAGCGGTTCGATGTCTTCGTTCTGCTTCTGGAAAGTTTTGGTAATACCCTCTCGAATATCATTTCTGACGACAACATCATCAAAAAGCCGCCCAACGCTGATAATCCCACGGTACTTAGTATACTGAGAAATGCTTTCAACTCCTGCGGTTTTTTCAATTGTGTCCAGAACTTGCTCTGTAATTGGAAAATTTGTGTGAAATTCGAACAAATTAAAGGAACTGAGCGCCCATCTCAAGTTATTTGCGTAAATATTAGATAATGGATGGGACGCTACTTGTTCGGCTTCCTGGGCAGAGTATACCATTTCTTCCGTAGATTCGAAAAAATCACTTTCAGTAATGGGCTTAAAATCAATTTGCCGCTCAGAAACGTTAATGTACTTTTCTTTTTCTAAATCAGTCATTTATTATCCTACAAAAACATCGTAACCACTCATAGTTGGTCTTTCAACCGAAGTTAAGGCTACCAAGGTTTTAAATCTGGTCAAAGCGTTCGCCATTTCCGTGGCTTTTTCTGGATTATTCAAAAGAATATTTTGAACGGCCTGGATAAGTTTTTGCTCTACAATTTCTGGTTTCTGAGTCAGGTAAAACATAGCCGCAGACAATGACTCTGCGTCAGAAGTTGCTCCCTCGTGAAGTTTAATTACCAGTTGTCCGGCGCTATCTACGCCGAAAGTTACCAAAGGACGACCTTTCTTCTCTTGGAATCCAAGAGACAATACGCTGCCGTCTTCAGTGGGGTTTGTGTCTTGGTGCATATAAACTCCTCGTTTTTATAGGGATTAAAGGTGAAGTCTGATGAAATTTTTTCATTTTCAAGATTCTGCTCAAAGACCCTGGTTATTGGCCTACGACATGGAGAAATATTTCCTTCCACGTAAGCAATTACGGATTTCTTTTTTTCTTTCCGTATCTTTTGGACACCCATTTTGCTTACTTTGAAAGCGCATCCCCACAGGACTACCTTGTCGGCATGCCCTACCACCAGGCCGTTTTGTCTTATTGAGTAACAATCTTTGTGTAAATTTTTATAAACCTGCACCTTTGAAGTTAAATCTATTTTTCGTTTTTTGTAGCTTTTAATCATTATTAAGACCAAGTCTGTCTAACAGTTCGCGTTCGTCTTCCTCCCACTTCTTCAAAGGATGCAAATATAGCATCAACAGACGCGGGTGCTGGAGCCTCCCAATCAGCAGGAACTCCCCATTCAACAGTTTGTAGGGAATATGTAGAACCCAAAGTAGCCATAGCAGATTGCAGATTTGCTTGAACCACAGGGTCCCCAAGGTCTGGACCCGCTGGAGACGGTCCCTTGTGCATAACTGATGCCAGAACCAGTTCGCCGTTTCCATTGAGGATAAAGGTTGGATGGCTAGAGTCTCCTCCTACTGCACCTTCCCATTCGTCTACATAAGGGACGGTATCTTTAATTAATCTCTGGTACTGATCATTAACGTCTGATACGTCTGCTGGAGTATAATTGGCCAACTTGCCAATATATACATTGTCGTCTTGATCCATGTAAACTGCATTAGCTAATCTATAATCATCAGCATGAAAATCTGGGTCAGGCAAGCTGTAAACCTTGATTTCAGCGGGCAGCGGTGAGTCAAGCTTATTAACTCTCAAGTCACCAGAGCCCGGAACATACATATGACCTACGATAGATCTTTGATATTCCACTCCATCTTGGTCATAAAAATACAAATAATCAGGCAATGGAGAACTGGTGCTGGTTAGATTACCGTGGTGCTCGGCGGACAGTACAATATCCGGTGCTACTACTGTGCCGCTTTTGGGGCCGTAGTTAACTCCCGTAAAGTCATACTCAGCCAAGAAGAAGTTTTCATCCCACCAGTCATCGCCAAAGCAAAACTGAGGAAATCCAGCCGTACACATTTTTCCATAGCCAGCTCCGGGAAAATGAATAGCGTCTTCTGAATACATGTGCTGTTCGTACGGAGCGACATTGTCGGCTACCGCATCATGCACATTTTGAGACAAGTGATCTACAAGAGCGTCAATTGCGAACAACTCTTTTTTCTCTAGAGTTTCGAATTTAATTTTCATTTAACAGGGTTCTTTCGCCGTAATAAAGGGAGTTAGTTAGATTGTAACGTTCGCTGAGGTAATTTCGGAGAACAGACTCTTCCATATACCCAGTATTGTTTTTCCATTCTCGGTCGGGATACTTAATAAAGGTCTTAGGGTAGCCCTTGATCTTTGCCAAGATAGTCAGTCGGACTCTATCATCTTCGGACCACTTGTCCACTGTAGCCTTAATAAAGACAACTTTGGTCATTTCTTTAGATAGCTTCTTGAAGTGAGGAGTCATCTTCACGCAGTAGCCACACCAAGTAGTCCCAATATTAATCGCGACAGGCTGCTTAGCTTTGACTGCCTTCTGGACTAAATCGTTGTATTCTTTGTAGGTTCTTGGCTCGTAAACCCTGCCCGTCTGAACCTTATTGGAATTTGGTCGGGGGGTCGGATTAGGTCCCGGAGCATCTGGGACAACATCTACTAGTTCGACAGTATACTGCGGAACTCTCTGACAGCCAATCGACATGGCAAAAAGCGCCATTAAAATAATGAACTTTTTCATATTTAAAACCTTCTCATGGTTATGGTTTTGCCCTGGACAGTTAGGAAAGTTTCCTCCTCAACAAAGCATCCAGAGCACACTAGTGTCTTACCGGGAAGTAGCTCCCACGACTGTTGCTGATGAAGATGGCCTACTAATATATAGTCTACTTCAGGCTTTTCCTCAAACAAAATTTTTGCATTTTTTAGAAAAGAATTTATGCAGCGTCTTTTAGCTAGCTGTTTGATCCAGCCGTAACCGGTTCTGTTATTAGCCAGCATTAAGTCGTACACTACATCTGCGCATCTCATAAGAATT